TCCAGCTCGACCATCTCGCCTTTTTCTTCGTCGTCCTCAAACGACTGACTCATCTCAGCCATGGAATTCCTCTTTCAGTTGCGACACAATTGTGTCGATTTCATTGGGGTCATAGTTGACCAAGCCACCTGCGGCGTAAAGCGGGGTGCGGTCTTTGACGTCCTCCGGCTTGAGCTTACGAGCGCGAGTGAAGTTGTATTCTCGGTTGTATTTGTCGAGCGGGATGCTGAGCCCGTACTGTTGACCGGCGAACGGATCCACCAACAGCATCTCTGCGTGGGGTTCAGCGCCGAGCTCAGCCGCGCGCCGCTGTGCGTAGTAATCTGCGATTGACCTTTGAGGTGTGGCGAACACTTCCTCTGGCGCGCCGCGCTCGCCTGCATAGCCGCGATAAACACCCATGAGCATCTTCTGCTCTTTGGGCGCTTCCTTGACGACTTCTTTCGCGGTCTCTTTGCCTAGATACTTGCTGAGCATCTTGACCAAGCCGCCGCCTGCATAACCGGGGCGCGGCATGCGCAGCTCTGTCGGGGCGGCGAATGGACTTTGGCCGCGCTGTCTGCGTGTGTCGGCCCATGAGCGCGCCTTGCTGTAAACTTCTTCTGTCGGCTCTTCGTTCGCCAACAATGCGTCCAGCTCCTGCGCTGTCAGGGTCGGCACGATGAGCGGGTATTCGCCGCTCTCGTCTTCGGTCGAGATTTCTGTCGAATGACCTCCGGCCTTGTTCGGCAACTTGCCGAAGTACCCTTTGCCCTTCAACCCTTCTCCGCTGTGACGGATGCCGTGAGGAGCGAATCCCTGCACAGCTTCCTCAGCGATACGCGAGATCTCGTCAGGGTCGTAAGCCACCAAGCCGCCAGCGGCGAATCCTTGTGTTGGCTCGACGTCACCGATGAACTGGCGCAGCTGCGGCAACGTCATGAAGCGCGGTGCGTCAGGCGTCGCGTCCATGGCAGCATTGAGCGCGGGAGCATAAGTCTTCAATACATTGCGCCCGGATTCGTCGCCATAAAGCGATTGCAACGCGTCCATCACGGAGCTGCTGCTCTTCATGTCGACGATGTCGTAGTGATGCAGGTCTTTCACGTTGCCCCAGTCTCCGCTGTTGAGGAAGTTCAATACGGAGTTGGTGACCTTCTGTTTGTATTCGGGATCACGCTTGATGTATTCTTTCGAGCGTTCGCTGTTGAATGCATTGCCGGGTGGCTTGAGTTCTGTGATGTCGGGCGGCGTGCTTTTCCGGGACTCAATGACTTTGGCGTAGGCTTTGGGCATGTTCTCGCGCAACCAATCAACGGCTTCTTCAAATTCGCCGTAAAATTCGTCTGAGCCTAAAAAGTTATTGAACTTTTTCCTTTCTGCAGCAGTGAGCACTTGCATCAAGCCATCAACATCTTCCATGGCGTCGTCTGTGCCGCCAATTTGCGTGATCTTCGCCTGCGCGTGCGGGCGACCTTCCGCGTCCACGAGCGCCGTGAGACGGTTGACGCCTGAACCGTAATCTTTCGCCGCCCAGTCGTGCTGTGTGCACCAACCACCCGCTCTGCCGATGGAGCTGCAGAGCTTCATGCCCTTCTCGTCGATTGTCTCTGGAATGTCGACCCAAGTGCCGCCGGGTTTTTCTACAAATGACAGCTGCAAGTTCTCGTCGGCCAGACGTGGCTGCGCTTGCAAGTTGGCCATCATACCTTCTTTTTCCGCGCGTGCAGCTTCCTTGGCGCGCCACTCATTGATCTGCGAAACTTTCTTTACAGCTTCTGGTACAGTAAGCTTGTCGATCTTGCTCGGGTCGACACGCAAGTTGTTAGGCAACCCGCTGTTTGGGTGCATCGCGAACTTGAGCTCGTCGATCAAATGATCGAAGCCAAGATCACGAGAAAGATTTTCACCTTCAATTGTGCCGTAAACTTTTGTTTCTGGTGGCACCTTCGTCAACCAAGGATTCTTTTCTATTGAACGGCCAAATTCCGCTTGTGTGCCAGCATCACCCACACCGATCGCATTGTCAGTGACGCCTTCCCAAAGCTTGGCCGCTTCGCTTTCAGCCAAAAACTCTTGACCTGCTTGCCGATGTTTGCCGTATTCCGACAAGCGATAATTCAGCTGTTGCGGATCGACGTGCAATATTCCGCGCTCGGCCAATGCCCTAACCGGGTCTTCTGGCGTGCCCATCTCGTTGCGGATGTAGTTGCTTAGCTTTGTGTCGATCCAGCGGTTGGCTGCGCGTTCTTCTGGAGCTTGAATTTGCGCGTAAACTTCAGGATGATTTTTTCGCGTCCACTCTTGCAACCCCATGGTTGGGGTGCGCGCATTGACGTTAACGTATTCACTGAACAAGTCACGACCCGCAGCTTCATTGATGATGTCGCCGGAAATGACCGGGTTGTTCATTCTCTTCAACGGTTCTGTAGCGTACTCGATGTGCCCAGCCAACCAGTTGCCGCCCTTCGGCTTCACGACGCTCATGGTCGGTGCGACGCCATACTTCTCAACCAAGTTCACTGCGCTGCGTGCTGCGTAGGGCGCTGCAGCCTTAATGCCGCGCTGAACAGCTTGCGCACCTTGCTTGACTGTGCCGGGCGAAATAGGCAACGGCAAATACGTTCCCACTTCCTCGAATCCCGCACCTTCCTTCGTCGGGCGAGTGGCGCGCGGGATCTTGCTCAAGATTTGTTCTGTGGTCGGCAACGAGCGCAAGCCGCGAATGTCGAACCCTTGTCCGATGTCGCCAGCGAATCCAGGGATGGCCGCAGCTGACCCGCGCAGGACAGACTCCAAGTTGGACGCACCCTCACCATAGACGCGCTTCAACAACCCCAACACGTCTGTTCCTTGTTGCGGTGTGTTGGAATACTTGCGCATCAAGTCGCGCAGCGAGCGCGGTGCGTCTTCATACGAACCTAGAGAGATTTCATCCATGGTCTCACCACTTTGTCTTAGCGGCCCAGTATGCCGCGCTCATCTTGCCTTTGGCGATGTTCTTGGCGTGACGCGCCTTGAACGACTCATTGCGTGCGGTGCCTTCGGGTGAACCCTTGACGCCTTGTTGCCCGAAGCGTATGACCTTCTCCTGCCCATCCGTGCACGCCTTCACGATGTGGCTCTTCTTCGGGTGGTCGGGCGTACTGCGCGGTTTGTTGCACGCCATCTTGCTCTTGTCAGGTTGCTTGGCCATGGTCAACCCTTCTTGCGCGCCGCGCGCATGTTGTCGACAAGGTTCGGGTAAGATCGCCCGGCGCTCTTGGCCATGCTCTTGGCGCTGGACTTTTGCTTCTTGCTGAGCGCTTTCGGCTCAGGCAGGTCTTTGGGGCGAGCTCTGTCCCAAACAGGCTTCTTAGGCTGCATAGGGGTTGATCCTTTCGCGCTTGAACTGACGCGGCTCGTCTGGGTCGCGCGCCTTGGGCAACTCGAACCAACCGTCGTTCTTGAGGTAAATGACAGCCTGCGTGAACGTGTCGACATAATCGTCGTGCTCGGCCACAGGGAACTTTTCCAGCTGCTTAATGAATGGCAATGCCCAACTCACTGCATGGCCGGGGTTCTTGCCGCTCTCAGGCACCCAAACATGCCCGAGCTCCAGTGTCGGAGCCGCCTGATGCGCCCGGCTCACCTTGTCGGCGTTGCCGGGGTTGTAACCGACTGCCGGCACACGTGCGAGCCGCAAGTCCTGCAACAGCGACTGTCCTGACGCTTTCGCTTCCACCAGCACACGGTCTGGTCGGCGCGCGGCGCGCAACCCGTCCTTGACCGTTGTGCCGCCGTATTCAGTTTGCCAGTCCTTGATCGCCCTTGTGCGCAGCTCAGGGTACGACAGATGTTCGTCCCATGCGTCAATCAGCATCACGTGGCGGTCACCTTCATGCGTGAACACCGCGTAGACAGAGCACGCAGTCGGGTCGCCTGTCGTCTTCTCAGTGAACGCGCAGTCGTAGCTTTGCAAGATGTATTCGAACTGCGGCAACCCTTTGTCGTGAGGCCACAGTCGCAGGTGCTTGGTCTTCAGAATCCCGCCTTCGGCTGGTTGCGGATCCTGCTGCAACTGACCCGCCGTTCCGTACACCCCCAGCAGCTGCTTGAGCTCGGTGATTTCTTTTTCGCCAAAGCGTTCCGGACATATCAGCTCGCCTTTTGTCGTGCGCGGATCGTATGGGCCCAGCACCGTCTTGCGTCGCACGCCATCCCATTCAGCCGGGATCATCAAGTGTTCCCAGCCACCGATGTCCTCCAGGATGTGACCGCTGATGTCTTTTTCGTGCAGCCGCTGCATGATGGTGATCATCGCGTCACGCTTCGGATCGTTGAGTCGCGTCGACCAAACAACGTCGAACCATTCCAGCGCGCTTTGACGGATTACGTCAGATTGAGCTTCTTGCGCTGAGTGCGGGTCGTCGAGCAACAACCGCGAGCCGCCTTCACCAGTGGCTGTGCCGCCAACGCTGGTGGCGAGTCGGTAGCCCGTCTTGTCGTTCTCGAAACGCTGCTTGGCGTTCTGGTCACCGGCGAGCGTGAACAAGTCGCCCCAACGCTCTTGGTACCACGGGCTCTGCACGAGCCGCCGCGCCTTCAGGTTGTCGCGGATGGAAAGCGTTCCGCTGTAACTGGCGCACAGATACTTTTGCTCAGGCGACACTTGCCACTCCCACATCGGGAACATAACGCTCACGATGGTTGATTTGGAATGTCGCGGTGGGATGTTGATGAGCAACTTGCGGAGCTCGCCTGAGCTGATCGCTTCCAAGTGCTCACAGATGACTTCGATGTGCCAGCTGGCGATGAACGGTACACCGGGCTCAACAATCGGCCATGCCTGCTTCACGAACTCGTACAATGATGCAGACGCCGCGCGCCGTTCTTTCTCACGGCGTATCGCGTCCAACATCACAGCAGGGCTCAATGGAGCATTCATCAGTGTTGCGCCCTCATCATGCGTATAGCCATCGCGCAGTTGTTCGCCCAGTAACCATCAGGCATCCGCTCCAACACCTGAGCGATACATTCGCGCTGACAAGCCGCAACCCACTCGGCGTATTCGCGCAACAGCTCTGTTGTGAGCACCACCGCTGTGCCTTCGGATGTTTCTTGCAATTCACCGAACTGCCGCAGCCATTCCTCGATCACTTCTGTTTCAGCACCGACTGGCGTGCGGTCGATGCTCATGCGTCGCTCGCCTTCGCCAAGAGCCGCTGCATTGTTTCCAGCTCGGCGTCAGACAACCCTTTCATGTCGATGGCCGCCACACCAATGGGGCCGCCGCCTGCGCCCGTCAACTCGCTGCGAGCGAGCTTGGGTACGTGATACTCGACCACATCCCTGAGCATGTTGAACGCCTTCTCAGGGTTGGGCGGGTGGAACCACATCGGGTTGCCGTCTTCGTCGTGCAACTGATTGCCTTCCGCATCAACACGAGGCACGCCATGCGCAACCTTGTCCAGCCACTCCTGCATGCGCGGTGCATTGTCGTCGACAAACGCCGCGATGGCTTCACGCGCCGCGCGCGTAGCTTTGTTTGGGATTCCTGGAGGACGCCCGCCACTGCCGGGCTTTCGACCGCCCTTGCTCCTGGGTTGCTGCATCGCATCAAGCTCCAAATATTTTTGAATGCGTCAAAACAGCATTCTTCGCGCGATTATCGCCGCGCTCTGTTCTTCCGGCAACATTTTCGCCGCGCGTTTCTATTTCGCACAAAGCATAAAAAGTTTCCTAAATCTCGGGTACGCCGCCAAATCCCGAGATTCCGAGATGCCCGAGATTTCCTATTCTTCTCTTTTTCTTAATTTAATACAATTTAACACAAAATTATCCAACAATTACTATCTTGGGATTTTTGGGATTATGCTTCAATCTCGGGATCAGGATCCCAAGTTGCCCGAGATGACTATTATTCCTGCGGCCCTCATCGAAATTAATTCTGCTTCAATCTCGGGATCAGAATCCACCCTTTTTTGCTTCCAAAACGACCACATTTCCCCCATCTTGGGATTGTGCGGCGAGCAATTCTTCTCCTCTTTTGCGGACCAGCTCGGTCGCGGCATCGATATCACGGGTCAGCTCTCCGCGCACGAATGCATATCTCGCGCGCAGCGTTTTGCCTTCTGAGCGGAACACCCATCGGTCAGCGCCGCCCGGTGCAGGCACATTGACGTAGCCCGCGCGGTTCATGCGGTGAGAGATCTTGCGCGGCGACTTGAGCATGTTGGCGACTTCTTCTCTGTGGTCGAATTGTGGGTTGACAAGTTCTTGTCCTAGGATGGCGGGTGGGTTGCCCAGCTGATCAAGCACCCAAGCGACAGCGTCTTCAGGTTCGCCCCAGGAAGCCGCCACAGCGCCCCAGCCTGCTGTGCGAGCGATTTGTGCCTTGGGGTCGAACGCTGAAAGGTCTCTCGCCGCCAGCCATGCGGCCACGTGATTGATGCCGCCACTTTCGAACCATGCGAACAGCTCATTGAAGTAGGCTGGTTGTTTTTCTTTCTCATGCCACTTTTGTGGCAGGTGAGAGTGCATGATGAACATGCGGCGGTCTTCGGGTGGGATGTACATGCTCATCCAATCGTTAGTCGTGATGAACACGCGCAGTCGGTTGATGATGTGCCGCAGCTTCGCATATTTGTCGTTGAGCGGCAACGTGTCGGGCGGCGCGACGATCATTGGCTTAAGAATATTGTAAGCCGACGACGCATGGAACTCATCCTTCGTCGGGCGCACTTCGTCGACCACCAGCATCAAGGTTTCCAGCCATGGCTTGTAGGGGCTGAACAGCTCGTCGGGGTCGATGTTCTTGGTGTTCCAGTTGCCTACGGCAGCTTTCACTGGCATCAATGCCGCATCTTTACCGATGCCTTGTGTGCCGCTCAAGACGATTGCGGCGTTGCACTTCACGTCGGGGCGCTGAACCATATGCGCGCAGAAGTCGAAGAAGAATTCATGTTCGACCGGGTCAGGCCAGAGCTTGCGTACGTGGTTGACCCAAACAACCGCTTGCGCAGCGTCGCCGGTGAGTTCGGGCGGCGGCAGGTATTTGTTGTAGATCCTCCGGCCCGGCGCTGGACGCCACCCGTTGGAATCTATAAATATATCCTTGATGATTTGCGGCTCACCGGGCCACCACGTGCTACCTTCGACGAACTGATCATTTTCGACGCGCATGATATCGCGCGAAGGTGGGATGAGCCGTTCACGTCGACGCCGTTGCCGCCCGCGCCGCCCTTCGGCTGGCGCTTCCTCTTCGGCTTCTTCCACTTCAACGCGCCAAAGCTCGATAGGGATGGAAGCGTCGACCGCTTTTTCTGAATGTTGTGTCCCGTCACGCAAGTCCCAAAATGCCTCTTGCGCTTTGTCGAACACGTAGTCTTCAGGCCGCGCGAGCCGCCGGGAAGCTGCCACGGCTGCTGCCAGCGCCGCTTCTCTGGCGGCAGTTCTTTCCTCGATTGTTGTCATGGTGTTTACTTTGTTTTGTAGTTGTTGTTGTGTTTTGCTTCCAGCTCTCGCAAGTCGTTGGCCACGTCTGAGACGCCATGCCAGTCTTCCAACACAATCATCACTTGCAGATATTCCAGCAACACGCGGCGTTGTGTCGCGTAGTCAGTGTAATCATTCACTGTTTTTCTCCTTCAACTTCCGTTCAATCATCTCCGCGAACGCGCTCGGCTTTTTGTCCGCAGCGTTCCAAAGCGCCTTTGTTTCCGCTGTTGTCAACCCTCGCCAAACCGGCTTGGGCGGCGCGCCATAAAGCGTTGCGCCAATTCCTGGAAGTTCAGCACCATTGATCGCTGCCGCCATAAAGTAGCCGTCATAAGTTCCTGTGACCTTTGCAATCGGTTCATCCATTGTTCTTCTCCTTTAGCTTGGCTTCGATGGCGCGTATCCATTTGTGGACAATCGTTACGTTCCAGTCTGAATCCGCTGATGTCACACCCACAATCTTTCTAATCTCCTCATCCGTCAGCCCCTGCCATTCTCGCTGTGGTGGGGCGGTGTAGAGTGGGACAACCGATAGCCCTGCATCTCTAGCCGCTCTGATTTTGTCTGCCTCTACTGCTGAGTCGAGGATAAACTTATCTCCGGTGTTTGTTGTCACCTCAACCCAAACCGGCTCCTGCTCTGGCTGCGCGAGTCGAGCGCGGAGGGTTTCGATTGCTTTATGATGTTTATGTAATTGTTCCTTATTGCCAAAATCTTCAATCACTGGAAGATTCCATTCCAACGCAGCCAAAACCTGTTGATCGCCTGCTCTGACAAACTCATGCGGCAATACTTGGACTGGTTGGGGATGTTTAAGTTTTTCGCATAAGGTTTTGATCGCCTTTCTTGCTGGCTCACCACCATCTTCTACTTTAGTCCAGCTATCAGGGTCGTTCACAGACACGACAACGCCGACATAATTATTCAACGCATCCAACACCTGCTGCGCTTCCTCGCGTGTTAGTGTGATGGTCATTGTTGTTCTCCTGTAGCTTTGGCGATGGCGGCTTCCGCTGTAACTATTGCGGCACCTAAAACTTGATCTATTTCATCTTGCGCCGCCAACACATCTAATGCAAACTGCAACGCCTCCACCAACTCAGCATTCACCTCATGCAAGCGGCGTAGTTCGGTAGCGGCTTCGTCCCGTACATAGCCTTCAATGCCTACCGCATAATCAAGTAAATCAGCCAGCCGCAGGGCTTCGGGTTGTTTGTCAGTCATGGCGCACCTCACAGATCAGGGTCAATCCAAAACCCCGCGCCAAAAATCAGCGGTATCGGGTCGTATTCGTCACCTTCGGCCTCTTGAATTTCTTTTTGCAAATTAATGCATTTCTCATGCAAATCCATCACTAAGGCGTAGACTTTTTGGCCTTCTTCTTGGTATTGGTTGTGCAGTTTCTTTAACTCGTTGATTTCTTTTGGCGTCATGGCGCACCCCTTTCTCTAATCAAATGCGCTGCCTCTAAATATGTTTTTGCGTTAAATGCAATCTTGGCGCATTCTTCTCGCTCGGCTTCTCTCGCCTCCCGTTCAATCTCTTGCACCGTCCTACCATCACCGTCTTTGGCTAGTGCCATGCCCTTCCACTTCTCTAGCGTCAACAGTTCGTGTTTCAGCTTCTCACGCTCCGCTGCTGCGACTAGCTTGGCAAAGCGTTCAAAAACTTCAAGAGGCATGTACTCAACACCCGGGCGCACTTTCCCAGCCTCCCGCGCCATGCGGACGATGTCATCTCTGTTCATATCGCACCCCTCCTGCAGCTTTTTGGTTTTTGTAGATGCTTTCTGTCTTGCGTTGCAAACACGGTTGACAAACCCATCGCGGCACGCCGCGTGTGTTCCTGCGTTCGCCGCCTGCCAACGCTCTCATCGCTTGGCAACTGGTGCAAAATTTCGTTTCAGTCATCTGTCGTCCTCCAAGATCATCGCCACCGCAGCAGCGAACCCCAACAACAAAACAAAAACACCAGCGCCCATGGTGCCGATGCCTGCCAAAACAATGAAGTACCAAAGCTCATTCATGCGCGGCCCTTTCCAGTTCTTCGATTGATTCTTCGTTCACCCATTCCGTCAACTGCGCCCAACCTTTGTTGACACAATGTCCATGGTGGCACCTGAAGGCACCGTAATAATCGTTCTCAGGCGCTGGCTCACGTATCGCGGCCCCGGAATCAACGCCGCCGGTGTGGTCACCCACCCATGGGCAAGTCATCTCTGTCCAACCGCTTGGGTCTGGTTCATGACGCTTGAGCATGTTGCGCTGGTCGAGCCACTTGTAGACGTTCATGAACATACGGTTGCGCTCTAACGCTTCCTCCGTCGGCAACTTTTCCCGCGCGACTCTCTGTCCACGGATTTGCAGCCCGAAACCGTCCAAGAGTTCCTGCGGCGTCCACCGAGTGCCGTTGGCTTCCGTCACGCGTGTTGTCCAGCCGTTGTAAGCCTTCTTGCCATTCAAGTGTCCGGGCAACCGGCCCACACGTGTCACGCCGCTCATCCCTGGATCCGCGCCCAGGAGTTTGCCGTGAATGAACGCACGGATCAACCCGTCGAACCGCGCCATGTCGCGCTCAGGTTCTTGCAAGAAGTACCACCACTGTTCGTTGCCGGGAGAAGTTTCAATCTTCCAAGTTGGCTGCATTGCCTCCACAAATGTCCGGTCAACCTTTGTGCCGACATCGTCCACCATGAGCGCCAAGCCAGCCGTGAACGTCTCGGTGCGGCGGCGGTAGGTACCGTCGGTGGCGCGCTTGAACGCGCCCACGGTCACGTAGGCGTTGTCCAGCGGCCCGAATGGCACCTCAGCGCCCACCTTCCATGGCCGGGGCCGCCAAGCGGTCGGGCCAGCGGCGTAAGGGTCGCCGGGGAAGCCGCAAAGGATCAACCGCTCGTCCGGGGCCAACCCTCTGGCCAAATCGGCCAGAAATGCTTCATTTTCCTTCATAATTTATCCTTTCTGAGATTTGGAAGGAGTATTCTCGGGCATCTTGGGCTCGCCCAGTTTACCGCAGGGGAGTGCGCCAGCCTAGGAAAGACCCTACATTTTGCAGGGGTATTCAAAAATATGTTGCCGTGACTCGATTTTCTCACGAGAATAACGATACGGTCACAAAAAGACCGGATATCTTAGAAAGGAAACGACCATGAGAATCACGACCGGCGGCACACTGATTCACAACGTAGGCGCATGGGAGCAGGGTCGCGCCGATGCAATCAAGCGCAACGCAGCCATCCGTCGTTCACGCGAGTGGCTCGCGGCTGACCCCAACAACGCGCGCCTGAGCGATTGGCTGAACCAGCGCGGCGAGTTCAAGCATCACCCAGCAGACGCAGACAAGCCGCACCCGCTGGTGCGCGGAATGTACAAGGGCGATTTCGGCAACATGCTTGCTCAAATGCAATGCGCGCTGGATGAGTGGGGTTCGTTGAGCGAAAAACAAACTGCTGTGGTCGCCAAAGCATTGGCGCGCGCTGAACAGCGTTTGATTGATTTCGCCGCGAAGAAGGATCTCGACCGCGCCAACAGCCAGCATGTCGGCAACGTCGGCGAGCGCCGTGAGTTTGCATTGAAGGTGGAAGCTGTGTTCTCTTTCGAAACGCGGTTCGGAATCACGTTTGTGAATGTGTGCCGCGAGGGTCACAACAATGTTGTCGTTTACAGAGGTTCTAACGCTTGGGAACGCGGCAATGAACTGCGCGTCAAAGCAACGATCAAGGAACATGGTGAGCGTGACGGCGTTGCGCAAACTATGATCAGCCGCCCAACCATCCTCTAATTCAGA